TCATCGCCTTGGCGTTTGACGGAACGACCCACGAATAACTTCCGTTTGCCCCCGTCGCAGACGCTGGAGCGGATGTGGTCGTAAAATCGAATGTTTCCGCCTTCGTGACCGTCACCGCGCCCGTGGCCCCATCCACACTGATGACGGGATTGCTCGGCGTGATCTGCTGCCAGTTCGCCGTATTGAACGTCGCCCCGCTCGTCCCGGCCACGGAACGCCGGTAGGCGATGCCCGCGAACGACACAAGGTCGCCCTTGGCGTAGGCCGTGTTCGCGGCCCACGGCTGGATCGCGGCCCAGTTGAGCGAGGACGTGGAAAGCCCGCCGCTGGCGATCTTCGCGTCGGTCACGCTGCCGTCGGCCGGAGTCCGCTGATCGGTCAGCCGCGAGTCGTTCCCAGCCGCGACCGTCCCGGCCGTCGTGCCGACGTTGAGCGTGGCGGCCCCGCCGAGGCCCGACACGTCCGCCACCGCCAGCGTCACCGCCCCGGTCCGCCCAGCCACGCTCTGCACCGGGGCCGCAGCCGCGGCCCGGCCCGTCGTGTGGTAGAGGTTCGTCGTGCCCTCCGGCACGGCATCGGTGGAGCCGGGGGCCGCGGAAATCTCGATGTACTGGCTGCCACTCCAGCGGAACACCTTCCCGTTGTCGATCGTGACGTAGATCTTCCCCGTCTCGCCCGTGGCCGGCAGGGCCGCGGCGTTGGCGTACTCGAGCACGTCGTCCACGAAGCTCGGCAGCTGCGAGGCCTGGACCTTGCCGTTCCCGTCCAACTCGACCTTCTGGTTGAGGGCCGCCTGAAGGCCGGTCACGTCGCCGATGGCGTGGGAGTGGGCCTGCGGCGGGAACGTCGTCGGCTTGCCGGTCACTGCCGACCATGTCACGGGGCCGACGTCGCCGATCGTGACCACCACCTCGGCACCCGACGTCACCGTGGCGTTCGTTTCGCTGCCGACGACGGTGACTGTGATCAGTTCGTTGCTCATGCCTTGGTCGTCCTCACGGTGCCTGCCAGTACCGTCCGCGTGTATCCGCCCGGCGTGACCCAGCGGAAGTACCACCGCATACGAGCCGCCGATAGAGCCGTCGTCTGTGACTCCGTCAGCGTGAACGTCACGGTGCTCGTCGTCACGCCGCCGCTGGTCGCCGTCGTCAAGGCCATCGCCGGGGCAGCCAACTCCGCGTTGGTGGCGTCGTTGTAGATGCTGGCCGCGCGGGTGTATCCGGTGAGGTCCACGTTGAACGTGGCCGCAAAGGTGAACTCGTCGCCGCGGATGAGCGAAAGATTCAGTTCGCCGGGCAGTTGGTTATAGGCGGCCATTCTTCACCTTCTCGATTTCCAGCGTATGAATGCGGCGAACTCCCTGGTTGCGGTCCACCCATCGCCAGGCTTGCTGGGAGCCCGCCGGGATGACCACCTCATAGGTCCGCTCGATACCAGCCTCCTCCACCACGATCCGATCACCGCGAACAGGGTCGGCTGCATAGTCGGCGTGCCCGATGACGAAATCCCGCGTCTCGATCCGCACCATCTGCCCCGCCGCGTCGATCCCTTCCCACCGGCCGATGGTCGGCGTGGCCCGGCACGTGACCGGATGACTGGCACCGGCCGGCAGGTAGCCGACGAGCACCGCCAGATGCTCTCGCCGCTGCCGCTCAAACCAGCTGCCAGCGTTCGCGAGCATGTCCTGCACTTCGCCACCTCCGGCCATTGCCGGGGGCGGGCTGCGATTCACGCGGCCCGCCCCCGAGGCATGGATCAAGAATTCATCAGCTGAACATCGACCGTCGCATCGCCAGCGGCAGCCGTGGCCACCGCGTAGCCCACGAGCACGTTGGTGCTCGCGGTGCCGGTGAAGACGCTGTTGGTTGCGTCCCAGTACACCTTCGCCCACTGGTTGATCGCCTGGTTGGCGGTCTTCGCGTGCCGCACGACACCCTTGACCACCAGGCTGCCCTTCTCGCCGGCCGCGAGGCCCACCGGCACCACGCCGATGCCCACGGTCCCCATCACGACCACCGCCCCGGCCGCAGCAGCGGCCACCGGGGTGTAGTCGATGCTCTCGCCCTCTTGCACGAACGTCGCCATGTTTGTTTCTCGCTTTCTGGGATCTGGAAAAAGGTTGGTTCGTCACCCCGGGGCCGGGCTTGGGCTCCCGGCCCCGGGCACGATTTGCACTGTCAGGGTCAGGCCGTGGCCATCCGGTAGCAGCTCTTCGGCTCGCCCTTGGCGACACCGAAGTCGAAGTACCCGCGGACCTGGATGCCGAGCGTGTCGAAGTCCGCCTCGGCCTGCTCCACGACGGGGTTGCGGTTGCCGTTGAGGAACAGCACCTCCATCGCGTTCAGGTCGCCCGGGTTCGCCACGAGCCACCAGGTGCTCGCGCTCGACAGGTAGACCGACGACACGACCTGGTACCGACCGGCCAACACGTTCGTGCTGGGGGCCGCACCGCTCGTGCCGTGGACCAGGGCCGAGCCCATGGCCTCGGCACCAGCGATCTCCAGCTCCGGCGGGAGCAGGAGGATCGACGGATTCACGCCCAGCGGGTTGCCGTCCGCGTCGTTGACCTTCCGGTAGGCCGCCACCGCCGCCTTCAGGCTGGTCAGGCTGAAGGCGTTGCCCGCCCCGGCCGTGGCCCGCTCGAAGTAGGTGGCGTTGGACGCCTGGAACTCGGTCCAGAAGTTGGTGTTGAACCGGAGAGCCGCACCACGGCCGAGCCGGGTGGGCACCACGGTCAGAGCACCGAGGTCGTCGTTGATGATGTCCCGACGGCTGATCGCGGAGATCCGGCCGTAGGACTTCGCACCGAACGACCGAGCCTCGTCGGTCGCTTCGGCCGACTTGAGCTCACCGGCCGGGCCGACCTCCTCGAACACGAACCCGCCGTTCACGCGAACGCCGGTCACCGCCTTGAAGTCGGAGACGGGGCGGATCATGGAGATCCGATCCCACACCGACTCCACCGAGGTGTAGCCGTTGAGGAGGAACTTGCCGTAGGCCGTGCCGACCACGTTGGCGATCGAGTGGGTGCTCGATCCGAACGAAGCCTTCAGCACGTCGCGAAGGTTGCCGTCGGTGAGCTTGTAGGCGTCACCCTGGTAGCCGTTCGCCTTCGCCGCCCGGATGAGCATCTCCTGGAGGCCCATGTTCCGCCGCTTGTGGGCGGCTTCGAGCGTCCGCTCGCCGAACTGCTTCTCCACGCCCGGCAGGTTGCCGGCCATGCAGATCGAGGCGACGAGCATCTCGTCGGTCTCGGCCGGCTTGGCGACGACATGGATCGCCGGGGCGGAGGGGCGATCGGCACGAATGTCCGCGAGGGCTTCGGCCTTGACCTCCTTCCGCAGCTGCTCGAGCAGCTCGGCCTTGATCGCGGCCACGTCCACGGGGGGAGCGGGCGGCGTCACGGCCTCGGGGGCCTTGGCTTCCACGGCGACCTTCGCCGTGGCTTCCGCCGAGGCCTTGACCTCGTCGGGCTTCTGGTTGGCGTGATCCGCCATGTGGAAACCTCCATCATTCGCTTCCGCAGCGATCGCGGCCGAGGTATTGGGATCGGCACCCATGAGGACGATCGAGACTTCGCGGAGCGTGCTCGCACGCACCACCGTGATCGGGCCAGAGAACTCGCGGCCGTTGACCGTGACTTTGTTGCCGGCCTCGACGAACTCGGTGCGATGGATGTCGGCACCGATGCTGGCTTGGAACTTGAACCCCTTGCGGGCAAGCGAGATCACGCGCCCATAGGTCTCACCCTCGCCCATCATGTCGCCAGACACGCGAAGGCGCTGCCCGTTGTTCTCAGCAGCCATGATCTGACCGAGCACACCGTCGAGCGGCTTCCCGGTGAATCCGCCGTCGCCAGAGTGGCCGTAGAGTGCCGGCATCGGCGTGGTCGACTTGAGGCCAGCAAGATCGACTACCATCGGGTAGCGCGACCAATACTGCCTGATCGCATCGCCGCTGTAGGCTTCGATCTCAAACGTGGGCGAAGCGACCGAATCTCCCTCGGCCGCGGCCCGGATCGAGAACTCTGCACGAAGCGAAAACGGGTTGACCTTGCTCATGCGTTGGCCTCCTGGGTCTGGTCTGCCGGTGCCGGCTGCTGCTCGGGCGTCGAGAGGTCGATGCCCAGTTCAGCCGCATACGCCTCCTCGGCCGCGATCTGGCGGAACACCTGCCGCCAGTCCTTGCCGCGACGGGCACAGGCTTCCGACCGGCTCACGGTCTTGTTCTCCAGGCCGACGCTCTCGGCGTTGGCCTCCTTGAGCGGGTCGATGTGCTCGTGGCCGTCCCACCGCCACCGCCATGTCCACTGGTCGCGTGGCGGCAGGCCGTCGGGGATCATGCCGTCCACCACGGCGGCCTCGTCGATCCACCGCTGGAGCAGCGGGTCGAGGATCACCCGCTCCACGTCCGCCCGCTCGGCGTTCATGTGCTGGCGATACACGAGGTAGTCGCCACGCATCGTCGAGTAGTTCGCCCCGGTCGCGTCCATCACCGCGACGATGTACGGCATCGACAGGCACCGGCTGATCTGCATCAAGATGCGCCGCTCGAAGGCGTCGAAGGTGCTCGTGGGCTGCTCCGCCTTCATCTGGAACGGCTCCCACCCCTCCGGGGCCGCCATCGCCATGCCTCGCATGATCGGCAGCGTCTCGGCCAGCGGCAGGGCCGCCGCGGTGCCGCTCGCCGGCATCGTGGTCTTGAAGATCGCGGCGAAGTCGGCGGCCGTCTCCGCAGCGGTCACGACCGCGTACTGGTAGCGGCGGAGCATGGCGAACAGCTCGAGGGCCGGCACCACCTCGCCGACGCCGCGGTGCTGCCCGGGGCGGGTTGCGTGGAAGTAGTGGTGGACGTAGCGGGCGTCGACCCACCGGCCGCCGAGCGTCACGCCGAAGTGCAGCGAGCCCGGGTGGTGGTCGAGGAGGAAATACTCCGACGGGTTGCCGTCGGCATCGAACCGCACGCCGTCCACCACGCCGGCAAACTCGAACCGGCTCGCCGGGTCGGCGATCATCTCGGCCTCGACCAGCCGGAGGTCGAGCTGCACGTTCCGCAGCCGGCGGTTGGTCGTCTGGAGCGCGAAACCGTCCCCGTCGATCGCCTTCACCGTGCGGAGCGTGCGGAGCTTCTTGGCCAGGTCGATCTCCTGGTGCCACTCGAAGACGTTCTCCTCCACCCGGGCCACGGCCGCCTGGTTGGCGTCCGGCCCGCAATCGAGGAGCAGCGTCGGCCCCTTGCCCACGAGGTCGGTGGCGAGGGTCGCCACCATGCCGGCGAGGTAGCCGTTGTTCGCGGCCTCGTAGCGGGCACGGGAGCGGAGCGTCCGCCGCACCCACGGCGAGAGGGCGGCGTCGGCCGCCATGTGGTCGGCCTGGCTCCAGTGATTCTTGTTCGCGGGCGTGGTCTGGGCGGCGTCGTACCGTGCCCGGATGAGGTTGGTGACGACGTGCCGCTGCCGGGCGATCGTCGCCTCCAGCGACCGCCTGGACTGCCCGAGGATGTTGCCGAGCAGGCCCATCAGCCGGTGGCCCCGGGGGATTCGATGCGGGCCATCCGCAGACACGCAAACGGCGAGCCGGCGGCGGCACGCGAGCGGATCACGAAGTCCGCGGCGGCCACTTGGCGGTCGAGCTCGTGTTGCTCAACCTCGCCGGCGTCCGTCCGGGCGCGGCGCGGTTGCGCGAGATTCGAGGCGACCGCTTCGACGACGTCTTCGTTGGCCACGGGCCGGCTCCGGTGGTGGGGGCGATGCTTCGCCCTACCACCACTGTACCGGCGTGCAGAGGTGTGCCCGGAGGAACTCGATGCCGGAGAGCTCGTCGGCCATCGCCTCGAGGTCGAGGTAGAAGTCTTCCCAGACTTGATCGACGTGCATGGCGGCGGCCTCCGGCGGGTGCGGACGCCACCATTTTCCGACCGCGGCTACGTGTTCGTTTGCCGGTGAAAACGCACGGTCAGGTAGGTGCCAAGCCACGCCCCGGAGGCGAGCGGGATGAGGTAGATCGGGTTCTTCGAGTAGGTGATGACGCCGAAGGCCAGGAGCGAGTACAGCACCGACGAGATCGAGGCCGCCATGAGCGGCCGCCGCTTCTCGACGGCGATGATGTACGCGGCGTAGAGGATGTCCACCGCGACGTAGGTGGCGAAGATGACGACGGCGGTGAAGGGGGAGAAGTCGGTCATGGCGTTGGAACAATCAGGCGGATAACGGATTACCCCCGGGTGACTGGGGGTCAATTACATGGTTCTGCAAATAAAAACCGCCGTCTCTCCGGCGAGTCGCACCACGCGGCAGGTGTCGCCAGAACAACTAAAGCCGTTCGACCCGCTGCGTGAGAATGTCTTCGTAGCCGCTCATCGCGCTGTGCTGAAGTTTCAACAGACCACGATCGACACTATCCAACGAAGAAAACTCCGGGCCTTCGATGAACGCCCGCAGCCGCTCGCGGCGGGCCTTCAGTTCGTCTCGTTCGTCAACAACTCTCTCACGCCAAGTAGGCGTCCTGACCTCAACCATCGGCTCGTCGCTCATACTCTGCTCCTTTGCAGAACCAAGCATTGCAGCGGACTCCCGATTCCGTCTGCGAAATGATTAGTCAGCGGTCGGGAGCCGCTGAATGCAGTTGTTATCCAGGCAGTTCGGGCGTCACGGAGTCGAAGTATTCCAGAAGCTCCGCCCAGCTCGCCGGCTCTCCTCCGAGCCGAAGGTCTTCCGTCTCCATGAAAGCCCGGCCTGGATCGTCGATGTACCAGGTCACCGACTTGATCTGCACTTCCTCTAACTCGCCGATGTGCATGGCGTCACCGGCCCTATGCTGAGTCGGCGACCGAAACTCCTTGGAAAACTCGTAATCCACACCAGCGATGTTGCATGTCATCAGGAGATGGTACGAAAATGGATAACCACGCGATCCAGCGGACATCTCATCTACCTCGTCTGTCATGGTCGCTCCTGTGTTCGACGCCGCTGATCGCTGGCGTTCGCCGACTACTTGCGGCCCTTCCGTTTCTTCCATCTCGCCGCTGCCCCCGCCTCTGCCTGCTCGCCGATGTCCGGGTTGCCGGGCGTTATCTCCGGTGCCTCAACTCGCAGCAGCCGCGACAACGCCAGCCGGATCGCATCGCTCGGCGTGGTGCCGTGCTTCTCGCAATAAGCCGCCAGCGGCCCCGCGAGCGGGCCGAGGCGGAAGGTGATGCGGTCGTTCATTTGTTTCATCGCTGCACGGCGGCGTAAAGGGTGCGGATTGCAGCAGCCTGCTTCGCCGGATGCTCTGCGTTGGCAATCTCACCGAGCAGGTTGCTGTCGTCGCACGTCACGCAGTCGATCTCCGTTTCTCCAGCTGCGATCATGCCGGCGACCCGGTGCATCCCGTCGCAGATATCCCCATCTGCATCAACGATCGGAGGATGCTGGCAATCGGCCTGCGACAGCGGCGGCACCTCGCCGGATTCGATCAGCTCCCAAACCTTGCGACGGAGCACGTCGGCGTCGATGGTGATGATGCGGGCGTTCACTGGTGTCTCCCGTTTGAAGGCTTGCGGCTCGTTGCCGCGTCATGCCCTAAGTATACCTAGCGTCGGACGGAAGGCAAGCCCCGCTGAAAGATTTTTTTCGACCCCCGTATTTCCCGAGGAAAAGCAGGGTTCCGGCCCCGGCCGGGCGTCGGCGAACCAAGCGCTGGAGCGGACGGCCATGGGCCGCCGCTCAGCTTCCGCGTTCTCACTTCGTCCGCCGCAACAATCGCTCCACGGTGTACGAATAGCCCTTCACGCGGTCACTGTTCGGCCGGTGCTCTGTTGCCAAGATGCTCAACTCCTCAACCGCCTCACGCTCCTCGTCGGTGAGCGTCGGCTGCGGCTGGCGGTAGAGCGGGATGACGGTTGCCCGACCGTAGCAGCCAGTCGCGTTGACCTCGTTGGCCCACTGGAGATTGTCGTAGACCCATTCCGGGTCAAGGCGTCCAGCGTCTTCCCTCCACTCCAGCGCCCACAGCACCGCATTGCTGTGAGAACCAGCGGATTCAGGAGACGGCTCGTTGGCGTCCTGCGTGTTGTCATTGCTCATGTCTCGCCGCTCCTGATCCGTGTCGTTCTGTGGCTACTTGCCGTCCGCTGGAGGGGCCGGAAGCGGCATCCAATGGGTGATCATTCCCCGGCTCTTTTCTCCAACCGTCTCGAAGCCAGTTGGCTTGACCGTGCAGGTGATGCAGCGGCGAACGACCGATCCGTCTTTCTTGTTCACAATGACGTTCCATGCCAGTACGGGCGTCCACGCCGGCGGCGGGTTGTCTTCGACTGAAATCCAGTGAGTGTCTTCCATCGCATCCTCCCTTTGTGATTCGCAATCCTACGCTCACAGAACCAGCGGATGAAGCGGACGGCAGAGCCGCCGCTTATCCTGTGCGTTCTGTGGCTACTTGCGAGCCGTTGGCGGTGCCGGGAGCGGCACCCAGTGAGAACACGGCCCCCAGTCGTCTTCGTCGCCCCACACCGGACTCATCGCTGGCAGTCCCATATCGTTTCTCATGCCCTCCCACCGCCCAGCCGCAACGTCCGTAAAGCCTTCGTTCGGCCCCAGATCGCAGGTAAACAATACCGTCTCGTCATGTGGCGGCAGCCGCTCCGTCACCGGAATCCACCGTGTTTCAGAGACAAGTGCTGCGTACTTCTCCAGCAGTTCCGTATAGCGGTCTGCCTCGACCCACATCCTGCCGTCGTAGTGGTTTGCGATTGGCGGTTCGACCACAGAACCAAGCATTGGAGCAGACCCGCCATCTTCCTGTGTCATGTCAACGTCCTTTCTCGGGCTGCTCAATGCAGCCGTTCTGTGTATCGCTCAATCCAAGAAAACGCCGCAGCACATCGGCCTGTCTTCATGCCCGCTAGCGAACTGCTCCAGGTCGGCTGCGATGAGGTCAACGAACCCTCCCGCGTGCCGCACGCCGTCGCGCCAGCCCTCAAGTCGCACCTCCGCCTCTCGCTTCGCAGCCGGGGTGGCTGCGTTGTTCACGGCGTCGATCAACTGCATGTGCCTGCCGTGCGTGGTCACCACAGAACCACGCGATGCAGCGGACATCTCATCTACCTCGTCTGTCATGGTATCTCCTGTGTTCGATGCCGCTGATCGCTGGCGTTCTCAAAAGAGCCGCTCCAGCAAACAACGGAGTGTGTGTATGTGGTGGTAGTCCTTGGGATACCACCGGCCTTCGTCGCAAGCCTCGCGGATCGCCTCCCGCTCCGCGTCGGTGAGCGTGGCATCCATCGTCACAGTCACGTTGCCGTTGCACACCGACAGCGTGGCGTCCTGCTCCGCGAGTCGGCGGATGGCCTCCTCCAACGTCGCGATCTTGATGCGGTCGGCGAGGAAAGCGTGCCGCAGCCAGTCGGCGTTATCCGCTTGCTCGTCAGCCATTGGTGCCTCCAGTTCGCGCCAGCAGGCCGCGAAGCGTAGCGGCTTTTGTGCGGTACAAAATCAACGCTTCGTCTTGCGGCTCGGACATCAGCGCAAGGTGCCGCGCCGTTTCGTCCAACGTCAGTAGATGTTCCTCAAGCACCTCCCGCTCCTCGTCGGTGAGCCGCAGCCGCTCAATCTCGTCGGCCGCCTCTGTGATGCACTGCTTGGCGATCCCGTCCTCGCAGTGGATGTCGCGAGCGAGGATGCGCAGCGCTCGCACCAGCGTGGTAGTGTCACTCACGGCGCCCCTCCAGCCTCTCGCGCAGGCCCTTGAGCGTAGCGGCTATCTGGAGCAGGTTGCGGCTACCCTCACTGCCTTCCTCGCGCGTGTGGCCCTCCCAGAGCAGGACCGCTGTCCCATGGTAGAGCGCGGCCGACTCCGCTTCGCTGAGCGCAGGCTGCTGCGTACCCTCCGGCGGTACGCTGCACTCGCCATGGGTAGCGTGCGATGGCTGTGTAGCGTCACACGGCACCAGCGGCACCACTCGCCAGATGTCTCCAGACTCCTCATCGCACAGCCAACGGCAGATCGCCTCAGCCTCGCCGCGAGTGTCGTAGATGTCATAAGACCGGCCGCCAGACATGACGGCAAAAGCCACCGGCTCCTGTGTGTTGTGCCCCCGCCCACCCGCTGCGTGATCCCTTGTCGGGGCGCCCGCGTCTGGGGGCCACCCCTCGTCGCTGCCGACGCGCTGCGTTGCGGCGGCTGGTGGCACACACTTGCGCGACGAGGCGCGATCTGTCTCCACGCATGGTGGAGCAGTCTGATTGCCGGTGCCCATGCGGTGGAGCGTCCCAGCGTTATCTTTCCTGGTGCTGCCGCTCTGGACTCTCGCCGCCGGCGCGGCGTCATGATTCGTTCGCTCCAACGCCGCCACTCGCCGCTCCAGTGCGAGCAGGTCAATGGCCACGCCGTAGCCCCAGTGGCCCTGGCCATGCGACTCCCAATCGTGCTTGCGGGCGAGTGCCTCACGCATCGCCTGGCCTGGCATCATGTTCGATCCCTCGCCTCTCATGCCCGCTCCTCCACCCACGCCGCAGCCTTCTCCAGCCACGCCGCGAGCCGCCGCATGTCTCGCGCGTCACGCTCGTCGAACATCATCGCCGGCAGGAACACCGACCGGCCGCACTCGCCGCCGCCGACGACGCTCCACTGCTGGCACTCGGCCTTCTCGCCTTCGACAACGGCGTTTCGGAGCTTCAGGTCTTGCGGCTTGCTTGGCATGTTGCCCTCGGTTGCGGTGAGAGTCGGCCCCGCCCCGCCTGTCGGGAGCGGGACCGACGTGCTCAGCGATGGTCAGCGATACCGGATCACGGCGAACCACTGCCGGCGAGCCGGCGAGTAGGCCACGCCTTCCTCGACGATCACACGCTTGCCGAAGAAACAGCAGTTCCTGCGGGCGGCCTCCGGCGTCGAGCCGGAGCCGATCCCCTCGCACTGGCCGCACGACGAATGCACGAGCGTGCCGCGGCTCGCGATGATCGTGGCGTGGTCCTGGGCCGTGATCACAATCGACCGCCGTGGTGCCACGATCACGTCCTGTGCGATCGCGGTGGTGCAGAGCAGGGCGGCGACAATCGAAAGAAACTTCATGCTGGATTCCTTTCCGCAAGGGTGAACCGAACCGCCCGCAGCCTCCCACGGATGCCGTATCCGTCAACCGAGGCTATCGGCCCAGTTTCGCGAGCAGTTCCGCCCGCCTGGCGGCCATCTCCTCCGACGTGATCACGCGGGCCGGGGCCACCTTCGTGCTTTCGGCCCCCACGGCCGAGATCCCGGAGTAGCTCGCGGCCACGGCCGCCCCGATCACACAGTCCCAGAGGTGATTGTCCCGGCCCGGGATCAGCCGCCACTCGTCCACCACCCGCTGCCGGCTTTCGACGCGGACAGGCACCTCGCTCGACAGCTGCTCCGCGAGCATGTCGTGCTCGCCGGTGTGGACGGTCAGCCCTTGCGGGTCGCCCAACGGCAGCTTGAACCGGGCGGCCACGAACGTTTTCCAGGCGTTTGTGTCGTAGAGCACGTGCCGCTGGCGTGTGATGGTCGACGTCCGCCAGTTGGCCCCGATCCGCTCGCCGCGGTCGGGGGCCTTGTCGCCGAGATTCTGCGACGACGCCCCTACGAACCGGCCGTGGGTCGGCAGCACCCTCGGCCCCCACTTCGACCGGCGGGCGAAGTCTCTGACCACGCCCTGCGACTGTGCCCAGTTGGCGTCGATGAACAGGTGCCCCAGCCGCAGCACGGCGTCGTCGTCCTCGCGGACGAACTCCCGCTCGAGCAGGTCGCCGGCGAGGGCCTCCAGGCCCGCGAGGATCGCCGCCTCCACGTTTGCACCGTGGGCACGCGAGAGGGTCTTCTTGGCGTCCCGCAGCGTGAAGTAGGCCCGCCCCTGGTCGGGGTACGTGCCGTAGGCCACAACGTGGCCGCGGAACTGGTGGCCCCATGCCACGACGGCCCAGTAGAGCAGCTCCTTCTGGACGTCCACGAACGCGGTGAGCGTGTCGAGGCCGCGCGGCACGGTCCAGCGGGGGACGTTGATGGCGCGGTTCCGAACGTCCTCCGGCTTGAGCCCCGCGTTGGCGGCCTCGTTCTTGAGCGGCTGCTGCTGGAACTCGCTCGCGAAGACGTCTTCGCCGTCGTCGATCAGGGCGTTGTAGGCGTGCTGGATCGCGGAGTGTTCCGAATCCGGGTCGAAGCACGAATCCCACGAGACGATGCAGCCTTCGTCCATGTCGGCCCGGTTGGCCAGATAGAACTCGTTGGCCGCTGCCTTCGCTCGCTCCTGGTCGCCGATGACGTCGCGGGAGAACGTCCGCCTGATGGAGGCGTACCGGTCCATCCACAAATCCTCGTGCCGCTTCGACCACCCCCGGACCATCGGGATCCGCTCGCTTTGCCACCCGGCCGTGCTGAGCAGTTCGTCGACCATGTCATCGATCTCGATCACGGTCGCGTTCACCACGCACGCCATGGTGGTGCGGTGTCCGGCCAGTTTCAAAACGCTCTTCCGCAGGATGTCGAGCCTGGCCTTGCACTGCACCGGGCTCTTCGCAGACTCGCGCGTCTGCGGGTCGTCCACGATCGTGAAGTCCGGCCGCAGCTGCCGCCCGTCCTGGGCCTTGTGCCTGAGGCCGAGGATCGACGCCGTGAGGCCCTTCGACACGATGATCGACCCAGCCGACTTGCTGCCGTCGATGGCCGGCAGGACGATGGTGTCCTGCTTCCACTGGATGTGGGTCCGCTTGCCGCCGCACGTCTGGGAGTTGCACCGCTGCGGCTTCCCCTCCAACGCCCGCACCGCGTGGCACACCTCGGGGAAGTCTTCGTAGAGCAGGTCGTTGTCGGAAAGCTCGGTCTTGATGCTCGTGATGGCCTTGTCGGCCAGCCCTGCCTCGGCAGCGAAGATGGCGACGAACTTCCGGTGGCCGTAGAGCGTGGCCCAGAGCAGGGCATTCTCCGAGATCGTGGATTTCGCGAACCCGCGGTAGACGGCGTTGCAGAATCGGCCGCCACCGATCAGGCAGCCTTGGATGCGGGCGATCACCCGGCGGTGGTCGTCGGAGAAGGGCGACATCCCGGTGGAGAACGGGAAGTAGGTGATCAGGAACCGCTCGAGGTCGTGCTCGCAGGCCGCCCGGCGTTCGGGGTTGGCGCACTTCGGCACCTCGCCGATGTCGCTCCCGGCCCGCGTGCGGGCGCGTGACCGCTCCAGGGCAGCCTTCCGGTTCGCGTCAGCCTGGCGTTTCTGGGCGTCTCCCGGGTCAGGAGCGGCGGCGGAAACTGCGGGTTTTCTGGGCATTGGAGGGAAGAGTCACCGCAAAAGTGGA